ATGCCTTGTTTGCCCAAATTGAGCCAACTCAAGGCTTGATTGAGCTGAATAAGCAAAAGCAAAAAGTTTATACATCTATCGAAGTTGATCCGAACTTTGCTAACAAAGGTAAAGCGTATTTAGTCGGTCTTGCTGCAACAGATAGTCCAGCATCACTGGGTACTGAAATGTTGCAATTCGCTGCCGGTGCAAAAGTAAATCCATTTGCTGACAAAAAACAGCGTCCAGAAAATCTGTTTACTGCAGCTCAAGAAGTCACTCTCGAATTTGAAGAAGTGAAAGAGTCGCAATCCTATTCCGCAGGCTTACTCGACAAAGTCAAAAAATTATTCTCAAAACAAGAACAAACTGAGAAAAAGTCTGTGGAATCTTTTTCTGAACAAGAACAAGCCATTGTTGAAATCGCTCAAGAAACAGCAAATCAAGGTCAAGCCGTTTCAAAACTGGAGAATGATTTCAATAACTTGAATACAGCACATGAACAGCTGCAAAACGACTTCAACGAATTAAAAACCAAACTCGATAGCGAACCTGATTCAGATCCGCGTCCTAAGTCTGGCAATTCGAATTTCACTGAAGTTGTCGATTGCTAACCCATTCCAGAATTAAAAAGAGTACACATCATGCGTAACGAAACACGTTTTAAATATAACGCAGCCATGAAACAACTGGCTAAACTGAACAACGTTGAAAAAGTCTCTCAAAAGTTCAATGTTGAACCCTCAGTCCAACAAACACTAGAAGATAAAATCCAGTTGTCTTCTGCATTCTTGCAGAAAATTAATATTTTCGTGGTACCAGAACAGTCTGCTTCAGCTGTAGGCCTAGGGATTAGCCGTCCGATTGCATCGCGTACCAATACAGGTACCACTGACCGCCAGGCAGTAGATCCGTCATCAATGGATGAGCGTTTCTATTTCTGCCGTCAAACCAACTTTGATACAGCCATCAAATACGCAAAATTGGACCAGTGGGCGAAGTTCAAAGACTTTTATGCACGTTTTTCTGGTCAAATCCAGAAACGTCAAGGCCTTGACCGTATCATGATCGGCTTTAATGGTACTTCTCATGCAGCTACCACGGATATTGTTGCCAATCCTAAGTTGCAGGACGTCAACAAAGGCTGGCTGCAAAAAATGCGTGAAGAAAACGCTGCGCGTGTCATGTCATCTGGTGCAACAGTAGGAAAAATTACCATTGGCGCAACTGGTGACTATCACAATGTCGATGCCTTAGTCATGGATATGGTCAGTGAACTGATTGATGAAGTTCACCAGGACAATCCGGATCTGGTTGTACTATGTAACCGTAAAACAGTTTCAGACAAGTATTTCCCTCTGGTCAACAAAGAGCAGGATAACTCTGAAAAACTGGCAGCTGACCTCATCATTAGTCAAAAACGTATGGGGAATTTGCCTGTTTATGCAGTGCCATTCTTCCCTGAAGGTACCATCCTAGTAACGACTTTCGACAACCTGTCAATTTACGTCCAGGAAGGTGCTCGTCGTCGTACTGTCATCGACAACCCGAAACGTGACCAGATCGAAAACTATGAATCTTCAAATGAAGATTACTACATCGAAGATCTAGGCCTTGCTGCATTAGCAGAAAACATCGAATCGGTGTAAGCCTATGTCATTAGCACGTCAACATTTCATGAAACACAGTGCTAAAGCAGCAGCCGAAACGGCTGCTGAATTCGGCACCATGCAAGAGCAGTCCTTTTATGAATTGCAGCTTGCCCAGCTCAATAATGACCGCCACCGCTTAAAGCAGATCCAGTCTACTGAAGCGAAAATCCAGCTTAAAAAAGCATTGGTACCAACATATTTACCGTATATAGACGGAATTATTGAAGCCAATAAATCTGTTCAAGACGTTGTATTCATGACCGTTCTGGTCTGGTGTATTGATGTTGAAAATTATGCCAAAGCTTTAGAAATGGCTGAGTTTGCACTTGTGCATAACATGATCATGCCGGACCGCTTTGAACGTAAAACTGCAACTTTGGTGACGGAAGAAATCGCCAATGCATTTTTGAAACAGCTCAAGACCAATGCAGAAGTTGATATCGCAGTACTTCAGCAGCTCGAAAAAATTGTTATTCGAACGGATATCGATGCCAAAGTTTTGGATATGCCAGACCAGGTCAAAGCAAAACTTTTTGTCGCACTGGGTAAAGCCAAAATCAAATTGATCGAAAGTAAAGATGAACCTAGTCAGTCCGATCTTGCATTCGCTCAAGATGCCCAGGCTTATCTTGAACGGGCAATTGAACTAGATGAAAAATGTGGTGGTAAACAGGATTTAAAAACAGTGGAAACATTGTTGAAAAAGTTTGTACCGCAGTAAGTCGAACAAACCGAATCATCAGCGAATGCTGATAGTTCACAACCCGCAAATGATCAAAAAGAAACGGATCAAAAAGCGGATTAACCGAGTGCCCACGCACCGCATGGGCGAACAATGGTGATGTCATTACATTGTAATACTCATTAAAACCATTGTTCCCACCCGTGCACTAAATATTCAATAAAAACAACGGCAGGGGACATCATGGGGTTTGTCGCAAATGGCAATAACACACCAAGCCAGGTCATCATCAAGAGTGACCCGTTTTATCCGGATGTTGTTCTGGATCACATCCGTGAAGTCGTCAGAATCGATGGGGCAGTCACAGATGCCAGGCTCCAGCAAGTCATCATTGAAGAAGTCATCGACGTCAATCGACTGCTCAAAAGTTTAAAAGACCAGGCAGCTCAACTATCCGATTTATCAACGACTCAAATTAACGATCAACCAGAAACCGATTATCTGTATCTGTCTGCAGTGGCCAATGGTGTCGCAGCCAAAGTGAATGAGAACTACCGTAATTATGACAGTTCAAATTCAGGAGCAAAAAAGGCCGAACAGGCGGAATGCACAGTCGACGATTACAGACGAAATAAGCAATGGGCCATCCAGCAATTACTGGGTGAAAACCATACCGTGGTGGAATTGATATGAAAATGAAAATCTCATCGGTCGAGACCCATAAGCGTACACATACCTACAGATTTGAACAACGTGAATTAGAACGACTTGCACTTGAAAAAGTAGCAACAGAACTAGGTCTTGATCTGACCCACAGTTGCTTAAAAGCGGAATCCAGAATCGTACCAAATTCACAAGGTATTAATCCGACATTATATGAGTGCGAAATCAGAATTGAAGAAAGCTTGGATTGTAAGGAATAGATGACTTATGGCCAAAACTATCAATGCCCTGCAATACGACACCGTCGATGCGATCTGCTGGAGAGAATATGGCAGAAGTTCCGGAGTGGTGGAAAAAGTACTTGAAGCCAATCCAGAACTTGCTGCGCTTGGACCTTTTCTTCCAATGGGCACTGAAGTCTTTCTGCCAGATATCGAAACATCACAACAAATTAAACAAACCATCCAGCTATGGGATTAATAAAAATATGGCAGAACCAACTACAACAGCAACAGTTGCCGGATTAAGTGCAATGGCATTTCTCCCTTTTATTAATGGGGACGCGATGCTGGGGGCAGTACTCGGAGCAGCTTTCATTGCCACTTATGAAAAAGACTTAAATGGCTGGCAGCGTCTTCGTACCATGCTCTTATCAACCGGCATTGGATATCTGCTTGCACCAGAAATTACCAGCCGAACCATGATTACCAGTGATGCAACGGCTGCCTTAATTACATCAACATTTTCACTTTTTATCTTGGTTAAAGCCGTGGATTGGGTGAAGAAAACCAAGCTATCTGAAATGTGGAAAGCATTTAGAAATGGGGGATCCTCATGATTGAACATCTATTCCAGTTTATTGCCCTGATTGCATATCTGTTCTGTGCATTTCGCATCATTTGCTATAACCGCAACGGATCAGACTTTCATCGTGGCTATGCATGGCTTGCTGCCATGCTCATTGCTGCATGTATGGGGCAAACCGTACATATCCTGTTTTTTAAAGATCCGGTCACCATCTGGGACGCATTCTTTGCTGCTCTGCTGGCTGTACTCATCTATAAAACCAAAGGCAATGTTGCCAAACTGATCTGGAGTCCGGCATGATTATTAAATTTGGTGCCCGTGGCGATG